CTTTTCATACTACGATCATCCCTGGGTCATTAACAACATCACTGGGTCATGGGATCAAGGGGGTGCAAACAATACTGGGGTGCAAGGGTCAGGATACTTTTACCCCTTGATTGACTACGGACAAGTCAGCTACAACAACAAACACAACTGGGATGTCAAGGCATTCCGTCCAGCATTGTACGTTAAAGAGTACATGGACAAGATCATCACTGGTGCTGGGTACACATACGATGCACCGTACTTCAATACAGCGGTGTTCAGAAGATTAATCATACCACAGAATGCAAAGCAGCTGATCAAGAACACAACTGAAATGGTCAATGCTGAAAGGGACACGAATTACACTTGCATCAACATAATGAACGAAAACACAGACGATGTTGAATTTGACATCATCAATTTGTCAAACTTTACGCAAGCTGGCAATGACACATTCACATACATTGGTGCAAACCAAATTGCAGCAAACCTATCTTGGTCGATCTATGGGTACTTAGACATCACAGCGTCAAGTGCTAGTGGAGCATCAGTTGAAAGTGAGATTCGGATAAGACTTTACAGAGGTGCTGTGTATATTGCTGAAGACACCTTTCAGTTTAATTTTACTGCACCATTCAACCCTGAAACATTTAGTTTCCCTTATTTATGGGAAGGCACAAGTCAGCAGACTATAAACACAAATGACTTCTTTTACATAGAGATTCACTATGATATGTCTGCCGTCAATGTGAACGTACAATCAGGCAATGTTGACGTGTATTCACAATCATATTTCAAGATCAACAGTTTGACAACGCAAGTGGCTGAAGTGTCCTATGGCGATACAATCAGCATCAACGCAAACATCCCGAAAGGTATCTTCCAGCGTGACTTCTTTGCATCGATAATCAAGATGATGAATATGTATGTGCTTGAAGACGTAAACAAAAGCAATCACCTAATAATAAAACCATACATTGACTTTTATGATAGCGGTCAAGCGTTGCTTGAAATCAATGACTTCAATGACGTGTTGAAGGTTGACGAAATTGACTTCTTGCTTTTGATGGACAGCAGTCTGTCAACACTAGACTGGACATACAAGCTGGACCGGTCCAAGCCAATACGCTTGAAGCCAATGTCAGAGATCAACGGCAGATACTTTGAATACAAGTACAAACCCGATGCTGATTACTACAACGAACAGTATCAAAAAAAATACACAGAAGGATATGCAGACCGCATTGAAGATACTGGCTTTGAATTTGCAAGAGACAAGCAGACTGCGGAATTAATATTTGCGGCAACACCACTGGTCGGCTATCCAAATGAAGATAAGGTGTTTTCGTCAATATTCAAACTGAATAACAATGTCGAAGATAAAACAGAACACGTCATCCGTATCATGCAATCAAAGAAGATCACAGACGTTACAAGCTACGACATAAAGAATACTAGTGCAACAACACTTGCAACAGTAACTGCATACGGATATGCTGGACACTTAGATGATCCCGATGCACCGCTAGCTGATATCAACTTCGGATCACCCAAGGAATTGTATTTCACCTTGGCAACAAGTTATCCTGCGGCAAACTTATTCAATGGGTACTGGTCTGACTACATAGCTGAAATCACAGACAAGGACAGCAAAGTGATGACTTGCAATATCTTACTAAAAGAGTCAGACATATTCAGTCTTGACTTTTCTAAGTTGATATACATTGACAATGTATTGTGGCGGTTGAATAAGGTTGAAAACTACAATCCTATGGTGTACGATACCACAAAATGCGAATTTTTAAAAGTGATTGAATTAACATACGAATAAATGGCAAACGAGAAGATTGGTATTAAGGTACAAGTCGACACTTCTGATGCGAATAAGAATGTCGACAAGCTGAATAATTCGGTCAAGCAGACCGGCACTAGTGCGAAGAACGCGGAAAAGAATGCGAAGTCAGCAGCTGGTGCATTTGGCACGATAGGCAATACACTGAAATCGCTGGGTATCATAACGCTGATAAGCAAAGGCTTTGAGTTTTTCCAAGAAGTGCTAGGCAAAAATCAAAAGGTCGCTGATCTATTAAGCACATCCATGAACTTTTTGACTGGTGTCTTTTCAGACCTGGTCGGTTTTATAGTTGACAATTCAGCAAAGGTAGTCGCATTCTTCAAAGATGTATTTGAGAACCCAAAAAAATATATTGACGATTTAGCAGATGCAATAAAAAACAACTTAATCGAAAGGGTCAATTCTGTCATCGATGCTTTTGGATATTTGGGTGATGTGATCAAAAACGTATTCACCGGAAACTTTGATGCTGCTGGGGAAGCAGCAAAGAAGTTCGGAAAGGAAATGGTCGATGTTGCAACTGGTGTGGATGATTCTTTTGACAAGACCACGAAGATCATAAAAGATACGGCAGAGGCTGCTGGTGATTATTTCAATAAAAAAATAAAACAAGCAAAGGATCTAACAACAGCCACAAACAATGCAGTCATTGCCGAAGCTAAATTGTTACAAGCAATTAAGGCAAACGAAATACAAGCTGAAAAATTAAGGCAGCAAAGAGACGATGAACAGCTGAGTATTGAAGAAAGAATAAAGGCAAACAATGAACTTGCAAAGATTTTAAATGAAGGTGAAAAAGCAGAGAGGGCGTTAATTGGTCAAAAGTTAAATCGTATCAATGCAGAAATTGCATTGAATGGAAAAAACAAAGATCTTATTGCAGAAAAAATAAGGGTACAAGGCGAATTGCTTGATGTTGAAGAGAAATACACAGGCAAGAGAACTGAACAGCTGATCAACGTCAACACTCTACTGAAAGAACAAAAAGACATTGTAAATTCATTAGCAGAGAATCAGAATAAGTTGGTCCTTGATACACAGAAGGCAAATGCCGAACTGATCAAGGATGAAGTGGCAAAGCTAGAAGTCAAGAAGGCAATCTTCAAGGAAGAAGCTGCACTTGAATTAAAGCGTCTTCAGGATAATATCAATAACACAAATGCTGGGACAACTGCAAGGGCACAAGCTGAAATCGCATACGCAACAAAGAAGAATGAAATTGACAACCAGCTAAACGCAACAGAAGATCAACTGTCTGTGGCAAAGCTGAACCGTGAACTTGAAAGAACGGCACGACTACGCACCGATCGTGGTGTAGAATATTCGGAAAGGCTTGCATCGCTAGACCAGGAACAGGCGGCATTGGAAGCAGCATTTGCAAATAAGCTGATCACAGAAAAAGACTACAACGACAAGACCAAGGCATTGACTGATCAACGCATCGCATACCAAGATGCTGAACTTCAATCGAAGCTACAATTCGCAAGTGCGGTTGGTAGTGTTTTCGGTCAGCTTGCTGGACTTTTTGAACAAGGAACAGCTGCATCAAAGGCAGCTGCACTTGCAGACATTGCTATCAATACTGGTATCGGTTTTGTGCAAGGTTTGGACATCGCACAGAAGTCGGCAAAGGCTACTGGACCAGGTGCTGCATTTGCATTCCCGATCTTCTATGCCACACAGGTGGCTGCGGTTCTTGCTGCGGCATCTAGGGCAAAGCAGATCCTAGCAACAGCAAAGGGCGGTGCAAGCGGTAAGAATGCTGGTCCATCCCCATCTTCTATTAACACGGCTGCACCAATTGTCCCAGCTGCCCCACAAGCAACCATGACAAGCCTTGATCAGCAGTCAATCAATCAACTAGGATCAGCAACATCCAGGGCCTACGTTCTTGAAAGTGACGTAAGTAGTGGACAAGAAAGAATCCGAAGAATTAACCGTGCGGCAAGATTGTCGTGAAAAATCTATTTAATAACATGGAAAAAGAACTTCCGATATTTAAGCTGGAAATCATTGATGATGTAGACAGCGACACAGAAGTAGACTTTGTGGCCTTGGTTGACAGACCAGCCATTGAAAAAAGTTTTTTGCAATTCAGTGATGACGAACAGTATTTGATGTGTGTCGATGACGACTTTGCTGAAGTAGGTGAAAGAGGTGGCATTCGTGAATCTAAAAAAGCACCCAAGTCAGATACGCCAAATAAAAACCCAAAGGGAGAAGGTACAGCAGAAGGTGATGCGTCCGGCAAACGTGGTGCAAAGGTTACAGAAGAACAGGAGAAAACATTGCAGAAAAAGGTTGATGACTTTAACGAAAAGGACAGCAACACTAAAAACGGAAGGGCCACACTAGGTGCTTTGAAATCTGTATTCCAAAGGGGACTTGGTGCATTCAATACATCACATTCACCCAAAGTCCAGTCGGCTGAACAATGGGCATTTGCCAGGGTCAATGCTTTTTTGTATCTGCTAAAAAATGGCAGACCCGAAAATGCAAAGTACACAGGCGACAACGATCTGCTGCCCAAGGGTCATCCAAAGGCCGACAAGATGAGTGCCGATTTTGAATCCTATTCAGACTATCCTGAATCAGTGAGCAACAATGCAAAGGCTGCATTGAAGTGGGCAGAAGAAAATGGATGGGGTTCGTGCGGAACAGATGTAGGTAAACAAAGAGCAAATCAATTAGCAAAAGGCGAACCAATCAGCTTTGACACGATTAAGCGGATGTATTCCTTTTTGGCAAGACACAAAGAGAATGCAGAAAGTTCAAAGGGGTACGGTGACGGTTGTGGTCAATTGATGTACGATGCTTGGGGCGGTGCAAGTGCATTGACATGGGCAGAGGCAAAGATAAAATCGATTGAAAAACAAAAGTTTGCAATCGATGACGAAGAAGAAAGGATCATCAGTGGACCGCTTATGCTGGCAGACACGCCCATATATCGCAACGATCAGAATGGCGAATACTATGTCATCTTCACAAAGGACACAATCAAGCAGATTGCACAGAAGTTTTTCAAGAAAGGATATCAGAAAAACGTCAACCTGATGCACGATTCAGGGCAGACCGTCAGCGGATTGACCATGTTTGAATCTTGGATCAGTGATGAAAAACGTGGCATTATGGGCATGAAAGGGTTTGAAAATGTACCTGACGGATCATGGTTTGGTTCGTTCAAGGTTGACAATGACGAAGTGTGGCAGTTGATAAAAGACGGCAAAGTCAAAGGGTTCAGCGTGGAAGGTGTCTTTAACTACCGAAAGACAGGCATCAAGAATGTACAGCAATTGTGGGAACAGATTAAGCAGATACTTTCACAAGTCAAATTGAAATAGGTTTTTTCATAGCAGTTGTTGTTTTCGGGGGCGGTTTCCACTGCCCCCTTTTTTCTATATGGTCAACTGAAAATGAACTAACTATTTAAAAGAAAATTTTGCATGACACCACTAGAAGCAATTCTGAAAATCAAAGCGATGTTTGCTGAAGCTGGTTTGGAAGTGGCAGTGCCACTAGCTGAACCTGAAGCTGTTCAACCGTCTGCTGAATCTATTGAAACATCAAAGGAATACAAGTTAAAATCCGGTGTGACCGTTGTCATTGACAAACTTGAAGTCGGTGGCAAGGTTAGCATCAAGGGAGAAGATGGAAAGCTGTCACCAGCACCAGCTGGCGAACATGAACTTGCAGACGGCAATATCATTGTACTTGATGACTCATCTGCTATTTCTGAAATCAAAGCACCAGCTGCTGAACCAGCTGATGAAATCAAAAGTGAAAAGGAAGAAGACCCTTCTGAAAAAGAAGAGATGAAAAAGAAGATTGAAGAAATGCAGAAAGAGATTGACTACATGAAAAAGAAACAATCTATGTCTGAAGCATCTTCTGCAAAGTATGGCAAAGCAGTTGAAGAACTGACTGACATTGTCATCAAATTAATGCAGACCCCTTCTGCCGAACCCACCGAAGCACCCAAGGAGAAGTTCAACAAGTACACCGAAACATATTCAGAAAAGGTGAACAAGTTTCTTGACCTTGCAAAATCAATAAAAAAGTAAACCAATTATCAAACAATAAAAATCAAATAACATGGGTTTTTCAGTCGGCACACTTGCCAGCTACACAAAAGAGAACGTCCAGCCATTGCTGACTTCTGCTGTTTTGGGATCTAAGACTGCCCAAATTCTTAAAGATGCAGGACAAATTGTTGTCGGCATCAAGTCTTCAGAGAAACTTCCAATCATGGACACCGATGCTTTTTTCCAGTCAGGTGACGCTTGTGGTTTCAACGCATCAGGCACAACATCCTTCACACAGCGTGAATTGTCTGTCGGTCGTTTGAAACTCAATGAATCACTTTGTCTGCGTGACCTTGAAGCTAAGTTCTTGCAACAAGCACTTCCTGCTGGTTCAAACTATGACAGCATGGTTTTCGCTGAAGCATACGCAGCACGCAAGGCTGAAAAGATCGCTGCACAACTTGAAACTGCATCATGGCAGGGCGATACAGCATCTGCAAATGGCAACTTAAATAAATTTGACGGATTTATCAAGTTGATTACAGCTGCTGGTGCATCTGTTGTAAACGCCAACAGTGTTACATATCATGGTTCAGTTGCAACTGATATCACTGAAGCAAACGTAATTGGTGTATTCGATGCAGTGTACAAAGCAT